GACGAGATCATCAACTCTGACTACGCCGTACGCAAGTCTCTTGCAGAAGGTTCGGTCACTACGTTCATGGGCTTCCGTTTCATCCAAACTGAGCGTCTTGGTCTTAACTCCGACGGTGCTAATAACGACGAGCGTCGTGTTATCGTTGCAACTCCTAAAGCACTTAAGATGTCTGTTGGTACAGCTCTTAAGGGTGATGTATGGCGCGTTCCTTCCAAGAAGAACATCCCTTACGTATACTTCAAGCTTTGCGCTGAAGCATCTCGTATGTGGGGTGAGGTCACTGGTGAGATCCGCTGCCTAGAGTCCTAATCTAGTCTGTAGCCTCCCCTGTGATTCGGGGGAGGCTACTTTTCTTTTTATGCCTACAGAAGCAAACAAGTTGGATATCCTTAACTCTGCCCTACGCATGGTAGGCAGTTTTCATATTGACGCTACCGACGAGTCGAGCACCACATATGAGATATCCACACGTGCCTATTCACAGGCGGTCACTGAGTTATTCGGGGACAACATTTTTAATTACAACACAAAGCGGGCGACCTTAACAGGCGTTGTGTCTACAGAGTTTAAAAACTTTGGATATGAGTACACACTTCCTGCCGACTTTAATTTATTTTTATACGTAGAGAGTGCAGAAGACATTCTTGTTTCCGATTTCCGATTTGCAAATGGTAAGTTGTATTCAGACGAAACATCTCTTAAGATTACGTACACATATGTTCCCGATTTGGAAACATCTGCAGCTGGGCTACCAGCGTTTATTACACGACTGCTTACACTGCATATGGCGCAGAACATGAGCATCGAGCTTTCTGGTTCTGAGAATCGACATGAGATTCTACACAAGCAGTACGTTCTTGCTCTTCGTAGAGCACGTACACTAGAGGGTCGCCAAGGACCTGCTCAGACATACATCAATGACGGAAACTCTCAGTTTATAAGCGCACATCAACGGTATGGCTCGATATAGTAATGTTCAGACAGACTTCTCAGGCGGTTTAATAAGTGATTACGTTCTCGGACGTACCGACATTAAGCGTGTGGCTAACTCTGGACGTACGTTCAGAAACTTCTTTCCGTCACTACAAGGACCTGCTATTTTCCGCACAGGGTTTAAGCATTACAACTCTACCGCGTACCCCACAGATGATGTTGTATCCGTAGATATTATTTTAGCAACAGATACGCCGTACAGGGCTGTATTCTCACCGTCCCAGATTGAGATCTTCGATTCTGAAGGGCTATCAAAAGACATAGTACCTACCTCGTACTCGGCTGCTGACATTGAGGAGCTTCGATTTAGTTCTGAGACAGGGGAGTTGTACGTAGCGCATGGAAGGCACAGACCCAAGAAGTTAAAAGCAGACCTTTCGTTTATATCGTCATCCCTAGTTTCTAGTGATAGCTACACATTGCTGTCTCAAGACGGACTTGAAATACATGCTAATGTTGAAGTGCAGGGAGATGACCAGTGGAGCTTAACTGACTTAGAATTCGACGTAGAGCCTTTCTTGGACAAAGAGCCTAGCTCTAATAAGTTTAATATTTCTCAAAATGAGAGATACGTAAAACTAGAAAGCGATCAAGCCCCGTTCAGCGTCATAGCTACAGACTTCACTAACAACTCAAATGCATACAGCAAGGACTGGTATGTGGAGTACGCAGTTGACGGAACTAAGTTTTTAGGAAAAGCCGTTCATGCAGGCACTACTGCAAACTACACACTAGCTGATCCAACAAGCAGCGTTTTATACATTGAACCTGTAGTTTCTGTGTTGGACATTGAGGATGACGCAGCTCAGCTATATCTATTAGATAGCGATGAAGTAGACGAAGTAGCATCTCCATCAGTAAGTCAGGCTTTAGAACTGGACGGAGTCGATGAGGATGAAATACACCTACGCTCTGACACTGTTATCTTTAACTCAGGATTTACTGATTCGTGGGTTCGTGTGTCGGATGACAGACGAAACAATAATGTCGTTGTCGGTGAGACCCGAAGCCTTACTCGTTGGGTTAAGATCAAAGAACACCTTGGCACAGAAGACCACCCAGTAGAGTTCTTCAGAGGCACATATGATAATATTGTTTATAAGAATGGCTCTGTGTACAGAATATACGATGGATTCACCAGTGGCACATTGTATATGGCTGGTCCTGACACACAGGGTGCTCTTAAGATATGTACCGCTGTGTTAAAGCACAATGGAAACAGAACCTACACCTTTGTTAACACATTATCGACAGCTAACCCTCACAACAGCACAAACCCATCTCCCACTACAGGGGCGTATACGATCGGTAATTTATCCACCCAGAAACAGTTTGATGTTGTAAGCTGTTACAACTCGGCAGACGGAGTACCTAAAGTAGAGGAGTACAATGCAAGCACCAACACAGGTGGCAGTCTAGTCATACCAACTACCGTAGACGCTGTTACTGCTACGGAGGTTGCAAATGATGCACTGATGAATGCGACTAGTTCTGTGTTCCAACCTACTGACATAGGTCGCCACATACTCGGACGTATGGAGTCTGGTAACACCTATATGGAGATTGTTCGGTTTAACAGTGTAACTCAAGTTATAGTTAAGCTGTTAAACGCAGTTCCTCGTGATAAAAGAACGCTTGCCTTTGAGAATGGAGGATCGTTTGAAGATGTTAAGCTAGGCGCTTGGTATTTTGATAACTACCCTCGAACAGTGGCTAAGTTTGAACAGCGTCGTATCTTTGGTGGCACGTATGAAAGTCCAAATTTTATTTACTATAGCCGAGCTAACGACGAAACGAGCTTTCAGCCAACACAGGATGACGGAGAAGTTTTAGACACAGATGCTATTACATACGCTCTTTCTAATCGAAACGCAGCTATCCGTTGGATTAACGCAGCTAAAGATTTAGTTGTTGGTACAACAGGTGGTATCTACCGCATTGTTCCTAATCAGTATCAGTACGGTATTAGTCCTAAGACAATCCGTATGGAGCTTACTGAAGAAGAACCTTGTGAACAACAAGGAGAAACGGTAGCAAGTTCTGTATTCTATCCTGACCAGTCAGGTACTCGCCTAATGGAGTACAAGTACGATCAGTCACTGAACAGTTCATCTTCTAATGATGTTTCCAAGCTGATATACCCAATATTCCTTCAAGACGCCATTGCACAGATTTCCTACCAGCATACACCACAGCCCCGAATCTGGGCTCGTACTGTATCTGGTAAACTCTACTGCCTATCTTACCACAGACAAGAGGAGTTTTATGCGTGGTCTGAACAAGACCTCGGTCCTGATGCAAAGGTCTTAGATATATCAGTACTTCACAGAGGCACAGGAACAAGACTAGATCAGGTGTGGATTATTGTTAAACGTGACGGAGCTACGTACACAGAAGCGTTAGCAGAAACAGACCCTGTACAGCTTACTAGCTATCCAATGTTGGACAGCCACATTGTAATTGACAAACCTACAGATGGTCTAATTAGTAACGATGTAAGTGCTCGATTTGGAGCAGGTGATACTGTTGCAGTTATTGAAGACGGTGTGTACACAGGCGACCAGACACTCACGGATGGTACAGTCACACTGCAGTCTGCAAATGCAACTAAGTTAATCGTAGGACTTCGCTACAGCGGAGAGCTGCAGATGATGTTCCCGACGTGGGATGCACAGAATAAACCAGCCTACGCCGCAGACACAGCACGTATTGTGTCTATACGTCCTTTCTTAATTAACACATGGAACTACATGGTTGGTGTTGGAGACAGATTTGAAACTGTCCGTGTATCCACAACATACGGCAACGGCGGAGGCTTTACAGGCTTTGACAAAGAACGTCCTGTAACTGGATCTACTTTCGGCGTTGACAATGTGCCAACTATCAAGCACGAAGAGCCTTATCCCTTGACGGTTGCGTCCTTAACCACTAAAACAGATTTGAACTAAAATGGAAGTTGCAATTATAGCTACACTTTTAAGTACTGCCGTATCGTATCGTGCTGCAGAGCAAAACGCTGCTGCACAGGACATGGCAGCAGATGCTGCTGAAGCGCAGGGGCAGTACAACGCACAGATCAATGTTAACAACGCAGTCGATGCTGTTGCTCAGGAAAACTTCAAAGCATCTGCTGCCGAAGCAAACAAGTTTCGTGATCTTGAAGCTAATCAGCGTAAGCGAGAGGCTCTTGCTAAGAAGCTTGATGCTGACTTGGCTACAAAAGAGATATCAATGGCGTCTACGTACGGAACTTTTGAGGATACATTTAAAGCGTATGATATGGATGCAAGTAACCAACTTGCCAGCTTTGACTTCGATGCTTCTGAATCTAGTTATCAGTACAATTTACAAGCAGGAGAAGCTGGACGTAAACGCAACTTAGCGTGGAGCCAAGGTCTTGCTCAAAGAGACTTAACACTGCACTCTGCAGCTAATAAAGCTACTCAGTTCAGGAATCAAGCAGATAACACTCGCCTATCGGCAGTAGGTACGTTAGTGGGCGGGCTTGGCAGTGCCGCTAATATTCACGCAACTCATTCATAATGGCTATTCAATTAAACACCCAGACCGCACAGCAAAAGCAAGCACCCTTTTCAGCATTTGACACGACATCCTCTTATCGTAGTGGGTTGTCTGGTGTAGCACAGGGTCTGAGTACGGTGGCAAGTGCTGCTTCTCGAATGCATGCTCTTAAAACAAGGCAGAAGGAGCAAGCTCAAAACTTACTTGCTGGTGAAGCGTTCTCAGCTTACGAAGTAGAGCTAGACCGCGTATCTAATGAACTTGATGCAGCTTACAAGGCAGGCAATACTGCTGTAATAGAAGCAAAGAAAGCTGAGTTTGCGGCGCTTGAAACACCAGAGTTTAACAATTACTTAGGTGAGAATGCCGGTGGTACGATTGATAGCCCAGAAGCAATCGCTCCGTATCAGCAACGTGGTTCTGTAGCGTGGGGTCGGATGAACAACTCGTTTGAGGTAAAGGAGCAATCCAGCTTAATCTCTCGCAAGTCTAGTGACTATTTATCAGAATCAAGAGGCTTGGTTACAAAAGCAATCACAGGCAACCCCGCAGGACTTGACCAAGAAGGGTACACGACTGCGTTAGCCAGCCTAGACCCCACATCTGTTGCTTTTCAGAACCTAGTTAAGGCACAACCTAATGATGAAACACGGGATGCGTTTAAGAGGGATGCAGCCAGTAATGCGCTGGGTGTTATCAAGCATCAGTTAAAAACAGCAACCAGTGTTGAAACCTTAAATGAGCGTAAAGAACAAGGCGACGAGTTTTTAACCGCAAGTGGATCTGAATACGGGTTTACCCCAGAGCAGGTGTTACAACTTGAGGATCTGTATAGCAGAACGTATAAAGCTGTAAGCGAGCCTGAACATTTAGTTGCACAGGCTGAGAAAGAATACACTGCATTTGAGTCTTCTTATGACAACTTCTGGAGCTTAACCAAAGCTACCGATAGTGTAGACGCTGCTGTAAAACTGGAACAGATGGTAATTCTTGCAAAAGACAACCCTCTTATTACAAAAAAATACAAAGAAGAACTTGCAGAGGCTGAAGAGGTCTTAAGTATGTTTTTGCCAACAGTCGATGCTAATGGAGATCCAATAAGTGACTCCTCTACAGTAGATCTTCTTGCACGGCAATTTATTCGTAAAAAACCAGACCAACGTCCATCGTTTGCTGACTTCCGCCAGCTTGTTGACGAGAACAAAAGTCTAAGTGATTCGGCAGTTAGTAAAATACAAAAACATATTAATGATCGTATAGCCATAGCGGAGCGTGGTGTGGTTAGTGGTGATGTTAGCCAATTAGGTGCATTGTACCCTGAACTTGAAAAGTTTCTTACGTTAAAAGACAAGAACAGTGCTCGGCTGTATTACCAAGAAGTTATTGTACCAGAGCAAAAAGGTGGCGACAGTATTAGCCTTCCGCCTCAGTTGTGGTTTGGCACAGACAAGTCAGCGTACCCCGTACGTGACGTGGCTACGTCATCAGCAGTTTTACTAGAAGTATTTAGCGACAATGTTGACGGACTGGGAGCGGCAATCACTGGCGCAATGAGCGCAATGAGCAGTCCAGACGCATCTTCCAATATGTCTAAGACGTATCAAACACTGGTGATGGGGCTTCAAGCTGCTAAGCGTGGAGATGACCCACAGAGTGTTTTTGAAGAGATACTTACCTATGAAAAAGCAGCAGAGGCTAATAAAGGCAACAAAGAGGTCGAAGAGCTTTACGACGCTTTAATCCTTGAAGAAGACACAGGGATGAGTACTGGTCTTCAGATACTGGACACGGTTCAGAAGATTAAGCAATTAGAGAAAACCCCTCGTGCGGAAGAAGCATCGTTTTACAAAACTCAGCTAAAAGGTTTGATTGCTTCTGGTTTAACAGAAGGTAAATCTTTAGATGACATACGTAGTTCTATACAAGAACACGAAGATCAATACATTCGTCCGTATTCAGGATCTTTAAGACAAGTTCGGGAAAAACAAGTAGTTTACATACACCCTGAAGTGTACAACGAAAGTGTAAACCCTGAGTATGAGCGAGAATCACGTGGGTTTTTCAGCGAATCAGCAGAATCTTTATTGTTTGGAAGCTACTTACTTAAACCCGCAATGGGGCTTGAAGCCACAATACGCTCTGCACGTCGTGCTGTCGAGGAGCTTCCAGTGTTTGGTGGGCGCACCAGCCCGAAGCGTGTCGCAGAGTTTACACTGGCAGGTGTTACTGCTTGGGCTGCTAAAAATTATGAGTTCTCTGAAGATGTTTTACAAGACATGGGATTCAAGTTTCGGGGTTTAGAAGCTGAAGAAAAAGCTGGAGACTTTCCTGCTCTCGGAGCTCGTGGCACAGGTGCTGCAATCCCCAAAGAACAGAGAGTAGATCGTATGCGACGCAAGGCTGCAAGGGCTACGTTCTTAGGTTTGAATAATAATAATTTCTATAGTGAAACTGGGATACTTGGTGGTCCGAAAGGCGAGGGTATCCCGATCCTACAGGTTCGCGGTACTACGTTCAGAACAGAAGCAGATCAGTACGGCAGAGCTGTTGAAAAAGAATATTATGTGTTAGAATTGTACAGCAAACGATTCAGGCAGTACAAGCCTTTTGCTGATGTTAATGGAAAGGAAGTTCTAGTCCCAGTGGACGAGGTCAATCCAAGGATTCGTGAAGGTGTCCTAAAGGATGTTAACTTGATTCCGTTTGACATGGAGACGGGTGATGTGTTTGGTTCAGCTACTAGTATTCAAAATACTATGTGGAAAAAGTTTAATTAAATGATTACTCCCCAAAGAGACCCTAACTCCTTAGTCCGAACAAAAACACTGGCTGAGATAGCTGGACAGGATTACAGCGCAACAGATTATGGAATGGTTGAAGGCTTAAAAGCTACTTCACTTGCAACCATAGAGCGTAACTTCACGGTTACGGCTGCCGACTGGGTCAAGCAGTACGACGAACGTAGAGACATGAAGATGGGGATGTATGCCCCAGTTACTCAAGAAGAGTATGATAAGTCACCTGCGGCAAAGTATGGGCTGGAGTTTCGTGCAAACGAGAATCCGTTTTCATTTGAACGGCGTATACAAAAAGCTGCTAAACTGCGGCATTATGATGATGTGGCACAGGGGCAAGATCGTCAGGTATCACAACTTGTAGCCAGCTTAGGTGTTGGACTTGTATCTGACCCTGTTAACTTTATTGGTCTTGGGACAGGAGCAAGCGTTGCTAAGGGTGCTCTCTACGCAAACGCTGGTAAGAAAGCTGCTGCTGCGTATCACACAG